TCATTGAGAAGAAGTAGCATCTCTTCATTATACTCTATTTCATTACCGGCCACATCTATTGCAAACCCTATGCCCTTTTCATGGCAGTCTAAAAGATATTTTTTAAGACCTGAAGTATTTGCGTCAATTAGTCTAAATACATCGCCTATTGTAGGAGCATTTATAGTCATTCTCTCCCCAAAAATACGACCCATTTCTCCTTCTATGTATATATTACGTTGCATATCTATACGCTCCTACTAACCATTTATGCCATTTTGGATATATGTTCTCTCTGCAAGAAAGCCTGTTTTCTGCATGGTGATAAAAAATATCATTACCTAAATAAACCCCGCAATGATTATTTAAGTCTGAATATATTTTAAAAATTAAAACATCATTTACTTGAAGGTCACTTTTAATATCTACGGGATGCCCTCCCCAGTTTTTAACCATATCATCATAAAAATAATCTATACCTTTATCCCAGTAGTCTTCTACAAACATAGCTCTTGGGGGTAATTCTATATTTTGAGTCAATAAGTAATCTCTCATTGCTTCAAAGCAGTCTGCCTTCCCAAACTCATATTCTCTACCATAAAGCTCTGCTGTGTTTACTTCAGGTTCTACAACTTTTAAGTCCATCTCAGGATAGCTAAATATATAAAACTTTTTACCCATAGCATTACAAGTATTTATATCTAATTCACTTGGTTCCGCAGACTGATCTGGGTGGCTATGAACTATGGCTATAATATCGGAAGTTCTTGCTATTTTCAGATACTCTTGAGTGTCTATTATAAAGTGATCGTTTTCTTCTGCTATATTTGTACAAGGAAACCATTTTTGCTTTCCTTGAACAACAGAAAGAATACCACAGCCCTCTCTAGGGTATTCTTTTTCAAAGTGCTCTGTTATTTCCTGTAAAAAATCCACTATCTAAACTTTCTCGTTCCTGGAAAAGCCCCGAAAGGCAAAATTGTTTTAGTTGATAAGTCCGTTGACGGTATAAAAGCATTCCCTGTAGCAGTTGTTGCACCTCTAGCTTGGTATCTAATTTTACAAGATTGTAGTAATTTGCCACAGACATCCGCTCTTTGCCAAAAAGTTGCTCCTGCTGCTGGAGCGTTATCATTGCTTGAAGTGTGTGCTACTATTGCTCTCCAAACTGCGTTGTCTTTTAAAACTATTGAGTTCCGTTTAGTATCCACAGCATTTATAGTGTAACTTTGTCCGCTTGACCAGGTACTATAAGTTCTTACAATTCTCCAAAATACTTCTCCTGCTTCTGGGTCGTTTCCTTGGTTAGAACCAGCTTTTGACTGATAGTATATATTATTTTTAGTAACAAAAGCATTTAAAGCATACGAAGTTGAATTAGACCAAGCATTTACTGTTCCAAGAGATGAAAGCTGTAATATAGGCTCATCGTGTTCATTTACAAAAAGAGTATAAGTACTAGTTCCATCATCTATCTGTGCGCTTCTTTTCCAAACACAACCACCTTTCCTGTCGGAGGCTATTAACTCTGAGCGAGCTCCTTGGTACTCCCAGCCACAATATTTCCCAACTACTGTTCTTGCAGGAACTCTTACTCCTGAAAGGTCAAAGGGAGCGGCAAGTTCAAAAGTAACAAGCAAATTTGTTTTTTGCTGTATTCTATCAATGATATAAACATCTTTTGGGAACTCAATAGGGGGGCCGCCTCCTGTATCGCTTAGGTATTTTTCTAAAGTTCTTCTTCTTGTTAGTCTTGATCCTACTAAGTCATCTAATTTAAAAGTTGTATGTTCTATAGGCTCATCATTAACTGTTGCATCCCATGTCCCATCCGCCATTTGAGTTTTAAACTTAGAGCCTGTTTTCAACATAGACTCAACATTAGCAATAGTAATAGTAGGTCTGTTTGCGGCTCCTGTGCTTGTTATTTCAATACCTGTTAGTAGAAGGGGGAGTGCTATATAAGTATTTCCATCATAAGTTATATCTGCTGAATTTTCGTCTTTTCCATCATGAAAAAAGAGAGTATTGTTTGATCCATCTCCTACTTCAAGCTCAAAAAATTCAAGATAACCACTATTGATTTCTTGTTTTGAAATATCTACTGCTAAATCTTGGCTCATGGTTCATACACTCTTCTAAATTGTGTTTGTATATTGTAGTGATCAGAGTTAGAATAGTTTATTGTCCAACTATCACACACAACTTTTATCTTTCTCTCGTTTGGGTTCGTAAAAGTTAAAACTGTGCCATTGTTAATTGTTTGTTCGGTATCAACAGTTATATTTGTAAAGGGTGCGTGATTTTTTGTAACCTTTGGAGTTCCGTCAACACCTGTTCCTGTGACTGAAGCACCCACAGAGATATCCAAATTTATAGTAGTCAGAGCCAAAACCAAACTATTCGAAGGCGCGGAAGAAAGTTGGGCTGTAGTTGTAGACGTAGAATTCGTGTCAGGGTAAGTAAAGTCAAAGGCAGTTACTCCTGCTTGTGCTTCAAAAAATGCATAAAGGTCATCTGCCTCTAGTTTTGGTTTATTTACAAAACTCAAGGTAAAGCTATCATTAATATTATTTATACCTTCTGTAAGTCTCTGTTCATACCCATCTCCAAATTTCTGTGTACGAACACGGGGAGCTTGGGTTCGAGCAAGAGTTTTATCGGGTATAAATAATTGGTTTGAGGCTACAAATCCTATTGCCATTATGCTGCTCCATACGGGCTAAGTATTCCGCCCGAACGTTTTTGATTCTGAAGTTCGTCTTGTACTGCTTTTGCAATTAACTGACCCATTCTTTCTGCTGCAGGGGCGTTAGATTGAGTCGAAGTTTGCGAGCCTCCTTCACCATCCATATTTACATTAACTGTTACATTATTTTGGGTGCCCATCCCTCCCGTCATCTCTACAGGAATATGACGATTATCAGGAAGAGGTACTACAGCCTCGTTTCCATGAAGAACTGCATTATATCCTTGCTGTGGTCCTCTTGCCATTCCGCCCCTACTATAGTTTCGCATGGGGGAAGTATATCCACCTCCTGCATATTGTTTCTTTGGAGTAACAGTACCGTACGCTGCTGATATACCACCGTCAGCAAAACCTAAACCAAAAAAGGAAGCAGCAGTTCTAAGTGCTTTAAGAGCTAACTCTTTAGCGATTATCTGTGCTAGATACATAAGCATTGATTTTGCCATATCAGCAAAAGCTTCTTTTGCACTCTTTGCACCTGTAATCATGCTTTCAAAAGCCCCAGCCATGCCTTGCTGGATATTATCTCTAAGCCCTTGCATATTTGCGAGTTTTCTCTCAAGGTCCTCTTCCTCCTGAACTTGCTCTCTAATTGCTGATATTTGATCATCTGTGGCAAGAACTCCATCTTTTCTAAGCTGTAATATTCTTTTACCTACTTCTTCTTCGCTTTTTAAGAGTGACAAACCAGAAATCTGAAAATCTAAGTTTTGTTTTCGGGCTACGCCCTCTTTCATAAAAGTACTAAATTTTTGTTTATTAATCTCCAACGCATCTGCTGCAAGCACTACGTCTTGTGCACTAGATAGTGCTGCATCGCCTGTTTGTGCTCTTGCTTCGTTTAGTGCATTTTGTTCTATCTCTCCCTGTTGGCCAGGCCGCATCGGTCCCTGGCCTCCCATTTCTAGGTACGCCTCATCTGTTAACTCTGCTAATGTGTCCTTATATACTTGATCAAATTTTGCTGCTGCGGCTTCTGCTCTTACTACTGCTGCATCAAGATCATTTTGTAGTTGTAGTTGATTAAGACCTGCAAGTTTCTTCTGAGAAGAAAAAGTTCCTCCTCCTGTTGCTTTTTCAAAATTTATTTCTCTTTGAATAGCTTTATCTTGAGCGGATAAGTTTAACTCTTGAATTTTTAATCCAAGTAATTGTTTTTCAAGGTTTAACTCTTCTCTTTTTGCCTCTACTTTATCTTCCGCCACATCAAACTGTGCCTTTGCTAATCTAAGATTTCGATTTGCAATATCAAGAGCTTCTTTGGCCTCTCCCTTATCATCTTTCTTTTTAGTATCAAAAGCGGCTTGTGCTCGTTCCTGTGCTTGTTGCACTTTTAATAACTTCTGCTGGTTTGAAACTCTTTGTAACTGAAGATTAGAAAGTTTTCCTTCTATTGTCACACCACGAACCTGGTTTTCAGTAGCCTCGATTTGCGCTATAGTTAAGTCCTGTGCATCCTGTAATTGTTTTGTTTTTAATTCTGCTATTACAGTCTCTCTGGCTTGTCTCTCTACTAAAAATTTATTCTGCTCTTCTGCATCTTTTGCACTTTGCTCCATTCTTTTCTTTTCGGCTTTAATTTCTGCCTCTGTCATGGTGCCTTCAATATTTACACCAATGGCCTTGCCTGGTTTAGCTCGCCTGTTAACCCCCGTTCTAGCTTGAGCTCTGAATCTTTTCTTTTCAAGTTTGTCCATTTCAGCAAACTCGTCGTCGTACCGTTTCTTCATAAAAGCACTTAAGTTAGCATACATTTTTTTGTCTGCTTTTTCTTGTTTTTCATTTGCTTCTTTTGCTGCCTTTATGTTATTCTCAATTTCTAATCTTTTTGCTTCGGCCGCGTCTATATCTAGTTGCAACCCTCTTTGCACAACTTTTTCTGCATTTAAAAACTCATCAAGAGGACTCGTCTTAAGCATGCTAGTGTATAACTTTGTAAAAGCTTTATCTGCAGCTCCAATAGTCTCAGGAAGTCCGCTTATAGCGGCTCCTATACCCATTAACTTATCTGCCTGTTGTTGAGCTTGTTCTGCTTGTGTTTGTCCTACCGCTGTAGTCGTAGCCACAGCATCAGAAAGAGCCTGAAATTTAGGATCTATTTTTGCAAGCTCGTCCGTTATTGTTGCTAGTCTTCCTTTTAATTTTAGGAATTCCTTTGAGCTTTTATCTGTCATTCCTGCAAGCTTCTCTATATCTTCAATAGTTCCTGCAACATCTGCACTTTGTAATACTTGCCCAATATTTGTAGCATCCATAGAGCCAGTAGTTAAAGTTTCTCGTGCATTACGAGCCCTTTGCATTTCTGCCCCTAGATCTTTATATTTATTTGTTAGTTCGTCTATTTTTTCTGCTTCTCTCTGGGCTGCCTCACTTAAAGGGAAAAAGAAATCATACAAGGCTTTTACGCCCGCACCTAGCATTGTAATAATACCAATAAGTCCTGCAAGACTCATTGCTATGTTAATTGCTCTTGCAGAAGCAGCAGCTATTTTTGTCATTCCCGCCATAGCTCCTGAGAACTTAGCCTGCATGCTATTAAATACAATTTTTGCACGCACTCCTATACTGTCTATATGTCTCTTTATTACGGCGGTATGCTTTTCTGAAAGCATAGCTCTCTGATTATAGGAAGCTCTTGCAATTGCTACTTCTCTTGCTGTAAACCCTTTAAAGATTCCGCTTCTAACTTGTCCATGTTTTCTTAAATCATCTTCTGCTTGCTTTAAACCTTTTCGTGCCGCAGCTCTTGCCTGCCCAGTATCCGTACCCCCTGACACGTATCCTACGCCTCCTTTATCTGTGGCTTTTCCTTGTGCCTCTGCAGTTTTTCTAGTAGCTTTGTCAAGTTCGTCTTGATCATTAGTAAGAGTTTTTAATATTGCTGACTGGTCTTGAGTTCTTTTCAAATATTTCTCAGAATCTTTTTGGTGTTCTTTATACAGTTCTTTTGAGTTTTTTCTCCACTCGTCTAAGTTTGGAATGATTGCTTTTATAATAGGAATTGCAAACAAAGCGAGAGAGGCTGTAAGTGCAAGAGTATTTTTAGTAAGAAATTGAAGAACTGGAGTAAGACCTTCTATAACTCCTACTTTAAAAGAATTAAATAAGTCATCAAATGATTTTGCAAACTGCTGGAGAGCTGCCGCATTAGGATCCATCATAGCTTCGATGGCGGCAAACTTACGCTCTCCTTGTTCTAAAACTTCATTTGCTACTGCTTGGCTTCTTTGAAAAGCGGTTAAGTTTCCTACGCTTTCTCCTATCTTTTGTGCATATTTTTCTGTTGCAGTTTCAAGCCGAAGAATAATACCAAGTTCGTCTAAGAGTTCTGGCTCTGCTTTTGTTACACCTCTTACAAGACGATTAAAAGAATCTGTTAAGTCTCTTCCCAGTGCAAAAGAAGCATTTCTTGCCACCTCTCCTAATTCTGTCAACTGCCCCGAAGTAAGACCTGCAGCACTACCAATAGCTGCGGCTCTGGCCGCATCTGCGTATTTTATCTGTGCATCTGTTGCTTCAATAATACTATTTGTAATTGTTTTATATGCTGTTCCTGAAACCGCTCCCAAAGCTTCTTGGCCTGCAATTAGATTTCGAAAATCACTAGCGCCTTGTAAGAACTGAAATGCAGC